GATAATCCATGGTTTCTATGATAGACACGAACAAAAGCTGCACCAATATTTGTCTCAAACGGATCTTTATCAAGAGTTACTTTTGAAACAATATCATTTACAAACTGAACAGTACCAACAGCAGTTGTATCAAACTGCGCTCTGTAGATTGTAAACTTCAAGTCTTGATCTTGATTGGCAGTCCAAGTAGATCCGTTCTGTGATTTAAACAAAACACCTGCATATGGTTGCTCAGAAATAGTTCTGCTAGATCCTGGGATAGCATCACCCATATTAGAGATCCATGCTTTATAACCATTTGAGTCAGAAGCAACAACTAAAGCATACTCAGTCGCATCGTTTACATAAACAGGCGATGGGAAAGTAAATGTAGTTGGTGTGTCATATGATGGAACTATTGTTCCATCAGGCAAAGTAACAGTGTTAGTGGAAATATTAACTTGTTCAGGATTCAACGCAACTTGTGAGAACGGAAGAATTGTTTTTCCTGGGACACCATTAACAACTTCGCGAAGTTCAATATGGACAGGAATACTGTGATCTTTGGTCGCAAAGAATAAATCAACACCAGTCAAGAATGCGCCACCTCTTGAATTAATCATAAAGGTTTGAGCCAGTGGGTCATACCAACCAGTATCAGAAACTACACGAGTTGTTGTTTGTGTAATTGTCTGATATTGTGGATCAACTTGATTTTGAACAAGGATACCATTTCTTGTAGAAGTGTATGTTGCTTGTTTAGTTTCAAGAACACCTTGAGCATAATATTGACCATTGCCCTTAGATGTATATGTAGCATCATTTGTGGCAGAATCAGATAAAGTAAATTGGCGCTGACCAGTACGGAAACGCAGAGTATCGTTATCTGGAACAGCAAACAGCAATTGAACCTTACCATTTACATCAGTTCCTAACTGTCCACCTGCAACTTGAGTTGTTTCGGCAGTAATATTTGTTCCAATAACACCACTAATGCTACCGAGGATAGATTCTCCTGCAGTAAATGTTCCTTTGATATTTACAACATAAATGTTTCTTGTTGTAACAACACCACTGCTGTTTAAAATTTTCTCAGTTCCAACAACAACGGCAGTTGCTCCAGAAGTTTGTCCTGTAACAACATCACCACTGCTTAAACACATCTGTGAATCGCCATTAATTAAGCGAGCAGTTTGTGTTGTATTTGACCCAACATTCGTTGTAGAATCAAAATCTACTGCGCCAGTAAAAGTAATTTTAGTGGCAGGAGTGCAGTATGCAGAAACATTTACATTATCGAAGAATGGATAGAATGTTGTATTAGGTTTCAATCCTGTTGATTGAATTAAAACATTTCTTGAACGAATATAAGGAATTACTGCAGTTGAAAGAACACGATCTTCAACTAATTGCGTATCAATTTTAGAAACAACTTGAGTGTTAATGCCAGTTCTTGATAAACCAGATTGAACAGCAGTACTTTCTGCAGTAACAACACGATGCGCCCAACCTTGTCCTTGAACATTTCCGAACATGGCATTTAATTGATCAGCTGGTGTATTGGCAGCAAGACCATCTCTCCAACCAACAGTTCCAAGACCACGCTGGTCTCCAACATAAGTTTGAGTAGATACAACTGGCTGTCCAGTCCACTGAGTTTGCCAAGCATTCCAAACAGTTCCAAGAACACCTGCTTTTTCGGCAAGAGTTGCGATAGTATTAAAATCGCCTTCTTGGTTTTGAACAATATCTGGACGACGATCTGTTTCAAACCATACATCGCTTGGTGGGTTTAGATTAACTTGACCAAGGAAAGTGAAAATAGCAAATGGATTGATATTTTCTATTCTAGATGCATATGGTTGAGCGATCAACGCAGGTGTATCAATAATAGGTAAAGTAATTAAATCGCCAGTCAACTGATAATTTGCAGATAAACGAGCAGCATTGGTTGAAACTTTCTCAATTAGATTGACACTCTTCATTGAGAAGAATGGACGCAATTCATTTGCATTCATATCGATTGAGCAATAGTAGTCAACGCTTCCAGAGTCTCCAGTATTATGACCACTGAAATTATCTACAACGAAACCATTTTTAAAACGATTCAATCCAGTTGTAGAATCAGTAATTGTCAATGCTTCTGTTTGTTGTTCGAGTAGAGACAATGAAGTATAATATTCAAGATTATTAATTCTTTGTTCAAGAGTTCCAATGTCACGCATTGTGTAACGCTTGTTTTCAACTTTAGTTACTGCAACGCTTGATGCAGTTGTACTGAATGTATATGGCTCAAGATTCAATGTGTAAAGAACCATGCCTTGTTTTGGCTCTTCAGGATCTCCTGGATTCAATGATGGAGTTCCAGGAATTTGGAAAAACTTACCATCAATGTCAATTGCGATCTTATCTGTTCTTGCCAAATAATACACAAAATCAGTTTGAATTTCTTGACCACGCTTTGGAATCAAAGAAGTAGAGCCACCTGAACCAGTAAATGTTACACCAGTATCATCAACTCTTGGACGGAAGTCAATAGAATCTCTTAAAGAAATTGCACCGAAGAAAGGAATTTTCTTATAATCAACATCAGTATAAGAATTAACTGAGAAGTAGTCACCAGTGCCATGTGCAAAATATTCAAAAGTTACTTGAACTGGACCACTTGGAACAGTGTAAGATGGTTTTAATTCTAATTTTGCAAGACCATAGAAGGAAGTAGTTTGACCATCATTGAAGTTATAGTGGTCGCTGATATCCAGAGTATATACACCAGTTGGGCTTGAGAAACTACCAGAATCCATTAATACACTTGTGATTCTGTAGCCATCAGCTTTACCAAGACTTAATGATAATGCCTGAGCAGCTGCTTGAGTAGTAAATGTAACAGTTCCACTTGTCAGCGTTTTAGTTTTTTCTGTACTTGAAGATAAAGTTTTAATTACAGTGCCAATTACAGTGAACGATTTAGATGCGTATGTATTTGGTAAAGTAAATGTGGCTGAAGAACCAGTAACTGTGGCAGAAGTATAGTTGATTGTATTTCCGCTTGTATTATCAATTAACTGATAATTGTTTGTCTGCGAAGATGGAGCCATCGTTCCAGAAGCAGCGGAAATTGTTAAAGTACAGTATCCAGTACCACCGCTACCAGTTGCTCCTGAGGTAGCTGTAAATTTCTGGTATGCGTAATATGTAGTTCTATTTGTTGAATCTGAAGATCGTAATGTCTTAATTGCATAGTATGGCAATCTGAAAATCAATGACTCATTTTCTGGTTCATAAATTTGTGTGCTAACTCTATCAATAGTAACACCTGTAACTGTTGTCGATTGGTCAACAGTAATAGAGTTTTGTGATGCGATAGCAGTTACACGGCGATAAGTTCCACCGAGAGAAATATAATCACCAACTACTAAGTCTGTCTGGAAAGAAGTACCAGTACCAGTAATAGTTGTAGAAGAAGATGCTGTTGCTGAACCAACTAAACGAGTTGCGATTGGGACAATGTCACCAGAGAAATCAACAGTTGCGCCACCTGCTGGATTGTTGTAGTAAATTGATTTTACATTGCGTTTGAAGTCGTATCCAGAGAACATCTGAATGTCAAACAATCCAATTTTATATTGAGCACCTGTTGTTCCGATTGTTCCGTTATCCCATTCAACAAAACGAACACGAGCAGTACCAACTTGAGTTCCAACACCAGTTCCAGGAACTGGAGAAGCAACACCTGTAGTTGTAAACTGATTATACAGAGCAACTTGAACAAAAGTATCAACGAATGGAGCAGAATTAACTGAGTTAATTAAAACATAGTTACCAACTGTTGCTGGCAAGAATGCGCTAGTTACTTGAACTTGGTGTGAAGAGTCGCGACACTTATCAATATAAACATACTCTGTAGCAACTTTTTCAATCTCATATCCTTGAACATATGCTTTTCCTGGATCTAATGCGATTGCTAATTGATTATCTGAACCAGCTAAAGTAATACCACGATTGTAAACTGGATATGGTGTATATTCCCACTTGATACCAGTGTTTCCTGATCCATCAAAAGCTGAACCTGAGGTATGTGTAGGTGGTACTGCTGAAGCGGAAGTTCCACTATTTTTAGCAGTATACTTATTGTTTCCGTAAGAAATAACATCACCAATTAAATATGATGTTGGCGATGTAGTCCATGTTCCGCGACTATTATTTCTTGCTTCGCGAACATCAATATTGAATGGACGAACTGTATAATTACCTGCTTCATCATAAGTACGACGAGCAAGAGTTTTTTCTAATTCTGAGTATTCTGTTTTATTAACAATGCGAACAATCGTACCAGTGTCAACTTTCAACAACTCAATAAAGTTTTGATCATCTACGCTATCAAGTGGAAGTTTTGTTAAAATTAAGTCAATATGATAACGATGTGCACCAGGAGCAGCATAGTTATATGAAGTTTGCGCATTATCTAGAAGTGTAGAATCATCTTCAGGGGTAATTTCGCTTTCTAAAATATTTAAACCAACACGATATGATGGTGTATTGCTGTATTTGTCTAGAACAATAATTTGTTCTTTAGTTGTATGTGGATCTGCGCAGAGAACAAAGAAACCATTTACGTAATAAACACCACGCTGAACAGTGGCCAAAGAACCAGTACCAGTTGAAGCTGAAGAAGCAGCTTGAACAGTTGCGCTACCATCATCGAAAGAAATTACTTCGCTATCTGAAAATACCTTTTGTGTTCCTGTAGAAGAATCTGAAGAACGATAACGAACATAGATTGTTGTTGGGTCAGTTGCAGTTGATGAAACGACTTTGATAATTTGCGCTTGAACGCCACTGGAACCAGT